TAAGTTACCACTTTTTTCTGGAACTTGAATATAGAATACAAAAGAAAAATGATTTTCACCATGACAGTGCGCAACATTGTAACTTCCAGGACCACTAACATTAATCCATGGTCTATGCACTTTAAGAGAAAAAGGAACTTTGACACCTACATTACTTATATAATCACATATATGATTTCTAATGCTGCCAATGAAATCTTCACACAATTTGTTTTTTGATATAAAATTAGTTTGATAACCCTCTCTATTACTTTTTACAACACCCTTCTCTTTTTTGTATTTAGACATTGCTAATTTTTTTAGAGGTAAGATAAATTCTTTGTGAGATTCTAAAAGGTTTATCTGTAAAACAGGATTAGCAAATGTTGAGTAAATTATCCCTTTCATAGAAAGGGATTATACATTTTATTATTTTAATTTAAAGAGGTATATTCCAAGAAGTACCATCCCAAGTTCTAATAGTACCATCATTATGTAAGCCTTTCCAGACTTGATTAGTTTCGTCCCATTCAGCTCTAATTCTACCGACAGGGATAACTTCATTCATAGTTGTTTCAGGATTAGTTACAGTCATTGTATCTACTAAAGGTATTCTTACAGGAGTTTCATTGTACGCTACTTTTACAGAAGTAAAAGGTTCACTTCCATAATATCTTTGCTCTTCAGTTGGTTCAGCCACAGGTGGTTGCCACACCCAGTTACTGTCCATTGTCCAACTTGGAAAAGGTTGCCTTGATGTTGGTTTAAAAATATCTAAATCAGGATCATATGAATCACCTATTCCAGGTGCTGTATGTCTAAGAGCTGTTGTGCTTCCATCAGATCCTACTGGGGCATCTTCTTCTCTTTCACCATTACTTGCATTTATTGAATACTGAATCCAATTTGCATTAGGATCATTTTCACATGTTCTTAAAATTTCAACTCCTTTTGAAGGAACTTCTACTCCGTTTTCATCTAAAATATCTGCGTTAGCAACAACTTTTAAATCTGTTACAATATTATTAGAATCTACTTTTGCGTAATGTGCCATAGTATTAAGTTGATGGTTGGATTTGGTATCTAATATAGGCTACCCCATCTCCACCTTTTCCTCCACCTGACCATGAATACCCAGATCCACCGCCACCGCCTGTGTTAGCGTGTTGAGGCCATCCAGCAGCTGGAGTTCCTCCTCCACCTCCGCCGTTTCCTCGTCCAGCGTTGTATCCTTTTGATCCGCCACCACCACCTGCGTAGTTGGTAGCACTTCCATTTTGAATAGATGAACTTACTGCATTTCCGCCATCTCTTCCTGATCCATTTCCTGCAGATCCTGCTCCGCCACCTTGGCCTCCAGCATTGTAAGAAGAGTTGTTACCTCCGTTTGAACTTTGAGCTTGTCCACCATTACCCGCTGCAGCGTTAGCAGAAAAAGCAGTGCTTGAAGCACCGTTTTGTCCAGAAGATCCTTGATTAGAACCATTTCCAACATTCGGGCCACCTGCTCCTAGTGATAAAGAATAATCACCAGCGTTTCCAGCTACACCTTGTGAATTTTGAGTTAGAGCTCCCGCTCCGCCTCCTCCACCTTCTCCGTGGACAACTCCGCCAGCGCCGCCGCCTCCACCTCCAGTGAAGAAATAATCAAACGTTCCAGCTCCTGGTGAATTACCTTGAGCTGATATTGAAAATTGACCTGAACCATTGAAAGTATGAAGTCTGTAAATACCATATTCGGTAACAGTACCTCCGTTTGCTAGAATTGCACTGAAGCCTCCAGATGTTAAACCAAAAGCTTTAATTGATCCTGCTCCTCTTGATCCTATAAGTGGCATACTCTTTCTCCTCCTAATTTATTACGCAAACTGTGATTGAGACGCTAATACTGTGAACGTCGCTGAACCAGTTTTAATAATAGTATATGCATAAACATCTAATGAACTTGCATTACCTGCTGATGGCGCAGATCCACCTTGCCATTCTGGAGTAACACTTGATCCATCAATTTGAACTGCTGAATTGTAATATGGTGTTGAACCTTGTTTAACAATGTGTGCTATAGTAATAGATTCACCTGTGTCCATTATATTATCAAGAGAGTTTGATCCATCTCCTCTGATGTTTAATGTCCAGTTAGCTGCTGCATCTGAAGTAAAGTTCCAAACTGCTTGTGTAAGAACATCGTAGTTAATTGTTCCTGTAGCAGCTGTAGCTTCTGTTGTAACTTTTTCTGCAACGCTTTGAATTTTACCTTGGCCATTGAAAGTTGCTCTTCCATAACCTTTAGGTGTTAAATTTAAATCTATGTTTGTATCGTCACCAGTCGCAGATAAATTAGGTGCATTTCCTGTAGCTGCGTTAGTAACCGTAACTTCGTTAACTGCTGATGCAGTTTTTGCCATCTTAATGTATTCGTTGTTTGAATCATCTTGAATAGAGTTTGAACTATCCATAATGATGTCTTGACCATTACAATCTAAATCTGCAGAAAGTTGTGGTGAGAAGTCAGATGATAAATCTGTTAAATTTGTATCAACAACATTTGTTCCATCTGAATAAACTACTTTAGTTCCTTTATCAGCTGCTGCCCAAGTGACACCAGTTCCAGAAGAAGTTTTAACAGTTACTGTGTAAGCACCTGTTGTAGCGTTGTCGATGATATAAGTTTTTTCAATTGAATCAGGAACAACTACGTTAACTGCTCCTCCAATTGTTCCAACTAATTTTAATACGTTGTTTTTTCCATTTGAAAGTGCACCATTAGAAAATGTTAAAGTTGCACCTGTAGTAATAGCAACTGATTGGAATCCACCAATTGCTTGTTCTAGAATTAATAAGTTTGTATTTGTAATTTGTCCCCAAGTTCCTGAGTTTTCCCCAGTTGCTTGTACTGTAAGTTTTAAACTAGCCGATGTAGAGTTTGCCATTTTTTATCTCCAATTCTTGTATATTATAAATTTATTTAAATAGTGTCAAACACTTATTTTAAGCAGCATTTGTCGGAACTTCCTGCCATCCTGGAGGTGTCGTTGGCGCTGAACCTGTATCGACTGCATTCCAAATCAATGTATTTGTACCTGTACCTAGACCTATTGTCAAGAGGTTTCCAGTAGGAAATACTTTAGTTTCTGTGATAACATCTGCTACTGAATTTAAAACAGCTGTCAGTGCAAATCCTGTGACATCTACAGGAGTATTTAAATCTACTACTTCATTACCTAATGCAACAGCCATCGTCTGACCATAATCAGGGTCGGCTATAAATTGACCATTATTCCATCTAGAATTACCCCATGTAGCATCACCCCAAGCCATAGTGGTATCACCAACTCCGGTATTTGCATCTCCTGTTACATCTTGTGGACCAGATAAAGATATAGACATCTGTATACCAGTAAGCATTGCATCTGGTGCAGGGTCTACACCCTCTAAACCTTCAGCCATAGGTAGTGCTAATAATTCAGTTGAACCATTACCCCAAGCTAATGTGCCCCAAGTAGATTTATATCCCCAATATCCTGGTAGTGCAGATGTTACAGTTGCTAGAGTAATGTTCTCTGCATCTACAGTTCCTAGTGAAGCTGACATCGCAAAACCGGTAGGTTGAGCAAATGCAGGGTTGAAGTTTAACTCCATGACCATTGGAAGACCAGAAGGTGTTGCAACAAAAGAAGCGAATGCTTCTGCAGTTCCAACTGCCATTGTTGCTGAGTTGCCTGGAGGTGTTACATTTGAGTCTCCATTAATTGTAGCACCACTAAGTCCTTCTGCCATTGACATTGCAATGCCAGTAACTGCGTGTAGGTTTCCTGATTGACCCCAAGTTTCTGTGCCCCAAGTATCAGAACCCCATCCAACATTTATTTCATTTGTAATCGTAATGCCGCTATTGTTAAGCGACATATCCATATTTTGACCGCCACCCCAGAAATGAGCTCCCCATGTATCTAATCCCCATAAAGAATCGTTAGGGTTAGAAACAAAAACAGTTAAATCTTGGTTTTGGTTCCAAGCACCTTGGTTATAAGGATGCGCTCCCCATGAATTGACAACCATATCCATGATACCACCCATTCCAATACCATGGACGTAACATAAATAATAAAAATCTGTAAAAGAAGATGGAGTTACTTCTACGTATCGAGTTGTAGCCGCGTTAAATGTAGAAACGTTAGTATAGTCTGCATAACTAACCGCGCCATCTAAATAGTAAGTTACACCGGAAGTTAAATATTGATCTCTACTAGTGGTAGTAGAGAATATTAATGGGTGATTATTATTTGTAGCTTCGCTTTGATCAAAGCGCAAAGTAGAGTTAGCAACCCAATTAACTGTGCCGGGTCCTGTTGAACTTCTAGCTCCGTCTAAATAAAATACATTACCTGTACCACCACCATAGAGATCCCCACTGGCGACGGTGACCGTGTAAGTTTTATTTGCCATAGGAGGTTACCTCCTACGATTAACCAGAGATCCTTAGAATCGCTGCTGTTGATGTTGGCGCTGGAAACTGAATAGTGAACGTTCCAGAAGTAGCTGTTTTATCTGCTCCAAAATCTAAAACACAAACTGATGCATTAGTTGTATCAGAAGATGTATTGTAAATTAAAGCACCTCTAGCTGTTAACGTCACTCCAGTGAATGATCTGTCTGCAAAATCACATCTTGCTACACCCGCTGAAATTGATGTTCCGTTATTAACAAGTAGTCCGCCACCTTGAGTGTACTGACCAGTGTTTCCAACTTGACCACCTGTGCTATCTCCAGGGTAAGCTGTAGTTGCAGAGTTTAGAGTTGCTGTAGAGATATAAAGAGCTAACTTGAACTTGTCACCACCAGTTTGTTTGAAATTCATGTCAGCTTCTAAAAGCTGTTTTTTAAATGAATTACAAATTGCTTGTGTTATAGCCATAGTTTTTTCTCCTTAACTTATTTTCCGACTCGAGGAACACCTGATTGATATTCGTCTCGTCTTCTTCTTCCCATTTGCTCAATTGCAAATCCTTCAACCACCTGTTTATACTTTTGTTCATATAATTGCAAGAGGTCTTGTGGGCCTTTTAGGAAGCCATAAGCTTCTACTAGGCATGCATACAAAAGTCCGTTGGGAAAATTCAAACTGATGTATGTAGTAGTATTTGTAGCCGATAATCCAGGATCTTTCAAGATATAATTTAACTGAATTGTGTAATTAGCATTTGGCGTAGGCGCAAATACAATGTGGTTTTTATCCCACCAGCTATAATATTTTGGAACCCCAGTAGACTCGGCAGGGTTAAATTCTGACATGAAACTTGTATCTCTCCACTGTAAAAAATCTCTGTTGTTAGATTGACCTACTCCATCAGAATCTACGATTTGAGCAGATCTAATTACCAGAGTATTGTCTGGAGTTTGAATAAATCTAGTTCCACTTGCTAATGCAGCTGTTGCATATCTTCTATTATTATCAGAATCAACATCCCTTAAAATTCTAAACTCAGCATCCTCTATAAAATCATTTACAATAGCGTCAGTTAACACTGAACTTGACACTTCTGTATAATCTCTAATCTTTTGAACTAATTCAGCGTACGTCATGATATACTAATTGTTACACTCCCTAATCTTGCTACTGCTTGTCTTCTACCATTGATCACTCCTGGATCATCAGGAACCATACTGCCATTACTAACAGTTTGAAATGCAAAGTCACCAGGTAAAGTTAAACTAGCTACCATGTTACCACCACCAATTTGATTCGATGGAAAGTTTTGAGGTCTTGCTTGTTCTAATCCTTGTGGATCAGCTACGAAAGGTTTTGGTTCTAACTGTGGTTGTTTAGGTTCATACTCTGAAGTATGAACAAAGGCACCATTCCATTCAGTAACCATTTGTCTCCAAGGAAATGCTTGACCACTCCTATCTGAAATTGCTAATGCATATTTACCTTTTGCAAACTTCGCCATTATATCTCCGGATAATAAGTTTTAGGAGAAATGTAAACACTCGCTGGTGAACCATCTTCTTGTAGCGCTCTGTTTAATTCATCCTCGTAAATTAATTTACATTCTTGTGTTCTTTGTGGAGCTTTTTCATAGACAGATAATAAGCTAGACCTGCACACATACATGGTACAAATCTGTTAACTACATCTGCTTCGTTAGTATAATCTCCTGCATCTTGAATTCTTTTTAAATAATAAAAATGTACAAAGTTTCCTGCTTGTGTATCGCCAGGTGTTAAATACAAAGTCATTGTAACTTTATCTATAAATCTTTGAACCCAATATTGTGATGGTTGACCTGTTGCAGTTTTATTTGAAAATGCAGAATATTGAGATCGGTTAATTTTTGAAAGAGGAGTGTCCACATTATCAGTCGTTCGGTAACTAGCTTCAAGAATATCTGAAGCACCATAAACGGCTGTAGGACTTGAGGTTCCGTCAGTTGTAGATCTGAAAATTGTATATTCGTTTTGACCTGAAACTAATGTAAAAGTATTTTCAGCAATTTCCCAAAAATGCGTACCTCTGTTTTGCCATTCTTGAAACATTATGTTTAAAGAACGTCTTGCTGTTTTTAAATCATTACCAGAGTAATCAAAGAAGCCTAATCTTTCAAAAGCCTCAGTTATAATATCATCGATCGAGAAAGTTTTCTCGAATGTAGTTGTGCCTGAGAAAGCCACTTAAACCTCCTAGTTGCTTCCACCACTGTGAAAGACAGTAATAGCCGTAATCTGTTCTGTAGTAAAAGCAGAGTAAACATCAGTTTTAAATAAAATTGGTACAGGAAAATTCACAGTAAAGTCGTGAATGTGTGCGCCTTTATTTATTTTAACTTTTGATGTTCCACCTGATCCACCATCTTTAAACTCTAAAACACCTGCTGCTGCCGGACCAGATACATGAACCCCATATACTCTAGTTCTTCCAGACTGAACAGTTTTAGTTTCAGTAGTTACGTTAGTAGCCACTCCATCTTGTGCCGATCCAAATGTCGCCATTATATTATCTCCTTAAAATTTTATGCGGGCCCGAAGGCCCACATTTAATTATTTATTACGATCCACTAAAAGGCGTAGCAATTGT